TATTGACACGGGCCAAAATTATATGCTATAATTTTGGCGCAAAATGTAAGTGAGTACTCACTTACATTGAAGTTAATAAGAAAGCCCTTGCGGGCTTTCTTACTTTTCTTTTTTCAGAGTAACTTTAACAGTATCTCCCATTACGATAATGTTATATCCCTGCGAGCGCATACGTTTGATATTCTCGGACATACTTTTTGCCCAAAAATTGCCGATTACTTGTTTATCGTAAGTAGCAGCCATCCTATCTAGAAACTCTTGCTTAGATTCCATAGTTATTCCTCACTAACTTATGCAGGCTATTCAGTAAAAAATCCGCCAGAATACAAAATAAGAGTGAAAATAATATAGTATAGATATACCCCAATCATTCCACCGACTGCCCTAACTTTATCTTCGCTGTGATTAATTACAGTAAAGGAATTACCAAATACCTTTAGCACAATTAGTGCAATGATAGTCCATTGTTGCCATTCCATATTTATTCCTCAAAAGGCCAAGAAAACCAAAAATCAATAAGCCATTCAATTCCAATTGCAATAAGGAAAAGCAATGGCACGCCGATAGCAAAGTAATACCATGCAAACATTTATATTTCTCTTGTGAAAATGGATTTAGCGTTAGAAATGGGATACTCTAAATAGGTATTAGAGCTAGAGCCTATTGGTTTAATTCTAACCCATCCTTTAAGGACATCTACTACAGTATACCTATAAATATTAACTTTGTTGAATGGATTACCATCAGATGCGTACTTTTCTTTAAGTACCCAAATATCCCCCTTCTTAGGTTTGCGGAAATATTCTTTGATACGTTTGAACATTTTAGTGCCTAGAATGTACCAATACCCTGCAATCATTATAGCGCCTTTCTAAAACTTTGTTTAAATTCACTAATGGGGAGTGTGCGAGTAGCTTTATTGCCAAGAAAAAACGATTGCTCAGCAGTAGTATACATAACCCATTTCTCCCTAATTTCATCAATAACTACTGTATGCTTTGCATTAAACAGGTTAATGTTTTTTAGCTCCCAAACTTCACCTTGCTTAGGCGAAGATAATGCGCTATACAACCAGTTAAACATTTTCAATTCTCCGAATAAAAGTAAACAATACCGACAGGCACGAAAGAAAGTCCGATAACCATTGCGATATTAAAATATAGCACGATATAGTCCAATCATATTAGCCGCGAGGAAAAAACCATTAAGAACAATAAGCGGCCTATTATCATTCTTAAATCCTACAATCAACCAAGATACCGCACCAAAAACAAATGCAGAATATCCTAGTAAAGAAAACCCTAGTGCTACTATAAAAGAACCGATAACGCTAGTTACTGTGCCAAACCATTGCAATTTATTCATTTGCCCTTAATAGTAGTTTCGAGTTTCTCACGCTTAAACATATTCTTATTAGAAACCCGGGCAGTATCTAGTTTCTTAGCTGCCGCAATTTGCACAATAATCTTTTCGCGCTGCTTAATCAGAAATTCCAAATACATATTAGGGCACATATATTAACTCCGGTTTCACTATGTCAAGCCACAATTCTAGCCTAGTTTCACCCACATAAAGCAGATTTTACAAACTGTTACAACTTTCGCATGTCAATAGTGGTTTGCCCTAATAGACGCACAAAAACAATGGTACGTGTAAAACTTTGTAACATCGCTTGACACGGCCCAAAATTATATGCTATAATTTTGGCGCAAAATGTAAGTGAGTACTCACTTACATTGGAGATAATAAAAAAGGTATCCGAAGATACCTTTTGAGGTTAATCAACAGTATCGTACAGTGCTTCCACCAAACCAAGTGCCGAGATATAGGAAGGCAAGGTAATCCAGTTGCCATTAAATTCCATAAGCCGACGCAAAGCATGATACTCGCCTACCTTACGACGAAACTTCATTTCATTATCCGAACAAACAGAAACCGAGAAATGAGCCATCTTACTACCATGAAAATCAGGCAGTTTTGCAACAGTAAATACACCGGAGCTTTGTACTTCACCGCCAGCATATTCCAATTCATCCAGCCATTCACGACGCTGTGCTTTTTGTTCCTTAGTAAGTTTAGTATTAGCGATCATAATTTTCTCCAAAGTAACGGTTAAAAAATTCATCCTCGTCGATACATTCGACGCATGCTACAGGAATCTCATCATCAAACCATGTTTCTCCATTCTCATCGCAAGTGTTAACATTGAGCTGATTTTGCAGTTCCGCAATATCAGCAGCGGGAAGTCTCGTGTAATCATACATAACATGATCCGAGAATCTAATAATATCAATCATGTTTAGGTTCCCAAAGAGTTACAGGAATGTGATGCAATACAGCATAACATAGTGCTGCCACGCATTGCCGCTGCGCCTTAAGGCATAGCTTCAGCCATGTGCGATAGTCACGCATAGTATCTCCTAACAAATCGTTCGCAATCTTCACGCGAACCTGTAAAGAAAACATGTAGGTTATCAAGATCGGTAACTTCATGTACGCCACAATTGATATGCACGATTTTCATGATTAGATTTTGCTGTAAACTACCATGCCACGATAAATCTCACGATAAATGCGGTATACGCTACACCGAAAAGCACGGAACAAAGGTTTCCATAGTCGCCTCGTTGGGGGTGTGAATCGCTGCCACGAAGTCATTATATTGGCATTTGCCCAGGTGTCGCCAACTTTTTTCTAGGTGTTTATCCCTATTGACAGCGTATGCGCGTATAGGGTATAATGGCGCGCCTGTGGTATTAAAACAACGCACCTATGTAACAAAGGTAACAGTGCTTGACGTGGCGGCATTTTACGTGGTAAAATGGCGCAAATTTGTAACAAAGGTAACAATGCTTGACAAAACAAAAGCCCCATTTCTGGGGCTTTTGAATCTGTTTGGTCTATTCCAGCGTCGTCGGTGCTGGCCCTCGTTGACGGCTATTAAGCTAGCTTATCCCCTTACAGATTTTTATTTCTTGTTACGGTTACGTGCGTCGCGGATTTGTCGTTGCAGTTGCGCGTGCGCGGCAGCATTCGCATTGGCAGCAGCCTTGCGCCAATAAGGGTTAACCCTTATTGGTATCTACTTATTCAGGATAGACAAACTCTGAATCATCTTTGTAATAACCTAGGTGATTAGGTTCGTAGATAAAATCACGTCCGTCTTTTCTACCGAACAATTGTATATCACCTGCAAAATCCCAATGCTCATCAATGAATTCCACCAGCATGCCAGTAGCAATATGCTTGCAAGATACATCAACAATATGATTATCCTTAAATGCAACATTCATGCAACCGGCACGCGAGGACCATGCACCTTTATATTCGAAAGTAGTACCGTCCTTAAATGTACCTGCAAACCTGCGGCCGCCATAGCCTTCTGTAGGCTTGCCGTCCGTATAAAAGTAAAACACGAAAGGTCCGATAATAGCACGGTGAAACCCTCCTGACTTTTCCCAGATAGGTTCCGCTTCATTAGGCCAAGAGGGTACAGCAATACCCTTAACTTCGATACGGGGAGAGTTAGCCCAACCCTTCATCCAATTAATAGTAACACAAATCTTGTTCATGATATTAGCCTTTGCGGTTACGGTTACGCGTGTCGCGGATAGCGCGCTGCTGTTGTGCATGTGCAGCAGCATTCGCATTCTTAGCTTGCTTGCGCTGCTTGGCCTTGGCCAATTCAGCGGGGGTCGGCACGATGGGGGCCAGCCCATGTGCCACGCGGAAAGCGTTGATCTGTTCGCGGTTCATATTCAATCTCCTAGTAAATGGTAGGGGTTTCTTTAGCGGCAATGTCCTTAGCACATTGCCAACATTGGTTTTGCCAGAACACCATGTTATCATAGGTATAGGAGTCTTGCTTCTTGGCATGGTCAAGCGTAGCCTGACCATACATCTTCAGTGCAAAGTCAAGATCTTCTTGCGTGGTTTGCATTTCGTTTGCCTTTCTGCTGCCCATGTATCTCATTATATGCTCGAACCTTACACGAACCTTACAACACAAGAATTTACATTGTGTTACATCTGTTACAATATTTCGTTTGCCTTTCTGCTGCCCATGTATCTCATTATATGCTAGAACCTTACACGAACCTTACAACACAAGAATTTACATTGTGTTACATCTGTTACAATATTCCGCTTGACACAAAGGGACTCGGCATGGTAGGGGGGGTTATTTGACTAATGTAACAAAATGTAACTTGGCACCCACCATCACGGCCTATTTTGGAAATTTATGGAAATAACTTTGGGTGCCATAATACACGGCTTTGCCGTGGTTTGAGCCTATTTTGGAAATTTATGGAAATAACTTTGGGTGCCATAATACACGGTGATTTGAACCTATTTTGGAAATTTATGGAAATAACGAACCTATTTTGGAAAGTGCAGCATATTAAATAAAATGGGCCAGCCAAACTTTACGCTTAGCCAGCCCAAGTCTCAATCCCCCGATTGATATAAATATTATATCTGAATAACCTGCGCGTTTCAAATACAAATTTTAGCCTTTAAAAAATTTACACTTGCGAAGAACAACCGTTACTGATATAATAGATCAGTTCCCACTATAATAACAACATGAATGCTATAGTTAATCCAACACAAACACCTGCTGAAGTATTAGATATTAGCCCAGAAGCACTAGAGGTGGCTAATTGCTACTTGCAAACACAAAATCTAGAAGAAACAGCAGATGCGCTAGATATACCAAAAGAAATGGTAACCCAGATTCTAGCTAAAAAAGAAGTCAAAGCATATATAGATCACGTCTTTATGAACCTAGGCTTCAACAATCGCTTTCGTATGCGAGAAGCGATGGATGCCATAATTAAAAAGAAGTTCCAAGAATTAGAGGAATCTGAGACTGGATCTTCAAAAGATATTGCCGAATTACTAGCTCTATCCCATAAAATGACTATGGATGAAATGTCTAGACAGATAGAACTAGAGAAACTGCGTCAATCAAACATTAAGACTCAAACAAATATTCAAATCAATGACGGCGGCGGAAGTAAGTACGATGCGCTAATCGAAAGACTAATCAGTGGATAACATTAAAACAATATTTGCTTCTAGTATTTTAATAAAAGAATTTAATAAAGCAATTAGTCACTTAGATAAAAGAGAATATGATAAAGCTATTTTACTATTAAATAAGGTAAAACGCAAGCAAGAATTTAAAGAAGTTTGGTTAAACCTAGGTGTAGCATATAAGGGCAAGAATAATATGCCTAAAGTGTACGAATGTTTCGATAAAGCTCTAGACCCTAAACTTCCTCTATCAGACGGTACCTTTAAATCCGATTGGTCTATTGCGCTAAGTAATCTAGGTTTAGCCTATTTTGCCGAAGAAAAGGATGAATTAGCCGAAATATGTTATAAAAAAGTTCTAGAAAAAGATCCTTTGTATTACGATGCAATCTGGAATCTAAGTCTAGTTAAACTACGTCAATACTGTAGTAATAAGTTTGATGATCTTGCGCTAGCCTGGACCTATTATACATATAGGTTCAAACGTACAAATGCAACAAAATTAACTTCAGATAAACCAGAATTAATGTTATGGGATTTTACTAGCGTACATAAAGATTCGTGCGTAGTTGTTCTACTCGAACAAGGTATGGGCGATAATATAATGTTTGGTCGCTATTTATCTGAATTAGAAAAGTATTTTGGAAAGATTTGGATTCAATGTACGCCAGATATGGCTTCCTTATTTAGTAAGTATCATACCGCATCTAGTACAAGTGAAACTGATGCAGAATATACAGTTCCAATGTGTAGTCTTGGCAAGATTCTAAACTATATTCCTGACGGTGAATGGTTAGCGGATAGATACATAGAAAAACCTAGAAGTGAAAAGCTAGAAATAATGTGCATCTGGGCCGGTAATACTGCTCACGTAAATGCACATAATAGAAATGTACCACCCGGTTGGTTTGATAAATTAAAAGCATATGGTAATCTTCATTCAGTAGTGCCTAGAAAAGGATATAGCTACATGGAGGTTAAAGATTGGGCTAGTACTATTAAATATCTAGAAAATATTGATATTGTGGTAACTATTGACTCATCCGTAGCGCATCTATGTGGTAGTTTAGGAAAGCCTTGCCTAGTATTAATGCCTCTTTACGATAGTGATTTTAGATGGGGTGATAGCTCCATGGGATTCGATAATAAATGGTACAAATCAGTAAAAGTAATAAGAAACCCCCACTCGTGGGAGAAAACATTTCAGACAGTTCACAGCTGCTTAAGCGCGCTATAAGATATTTAGATGGAAAAAGATATGCTAAAGCATTAGATTACTGTTCTCGAGCTATACGAAAGTATCCTAGTAAAGAAGCCTACATGACCCTAGGCTGCATCTATATAGCAACTGATAGAGATGCGGAAGCTATGAGCGCACTAGATTCTGCTATTTATAAGCACTCATATCTAAACAAGCATAGCAGTGGAGCGTATACAGAGGCTATTTGTAATCTTGGAATGCTGCACTACTATAAAGAAGAAGACTCTAATGCTATTAGTATATACAAGGAAGGATTAACTGAGAAGCCTACCTGGGATCTAGTGTGGAACTATGCCAACGCTAGGCTTCGCCAGTGTATGAGCGGAAAGTTCGATGATCTAAAGACCTGCTGGCAACTATATGAAAGTCGCTTTCGTTGCCCACAGGCAGTTAAGTTAGGTGCCACACCTAATTGGACTGGTGGAGTAAAAGTCGATAGCATTACTGTATTAGCAGAACAAGGTGTGGGTGATGCTATTATGTTTGCTCGCTACTTACCAGAAGTTGCTAAATGGTGTGACCGACTAGTTGTAGAGTGCGAAGATAGCTTAAACTGTATATTTTCTGGGTATGAGACTCGTAACTATATAGGCTATTCAACTACTCACGCTATTCCAATGTGCTCATTAGGTAATTTAGTTAATGATATACCTGATGGTGAGTGGCTTGGTGGATGGACTGGAGGTAGCGGACGCATAGTTGGCATTTGGCAATCACTACAAAAACATAATAATGCCGCGTATAGAAACTGTACAGCTACTGGATTAATAAAGGCTGGAGTTAACTGCACCCTAGGACCAGACTGTTTTGATACACGTCTGGAACACTTACCTAGTGCTACCTGGGAGGAGACTGTCTCATCACTAAAGACAGTGGACATGGTAGTTTGTATTGATACTGCTATTGCACACTTATGTGGAGCAATGGGTGTACCATGCTTAGTACTTATGCCTCTTAAAAACAGTGATTGGCGATGGGGCGACAGTTCTTGCGGAGAAAGCAATCGCTGGTACTCTAGTGTTAGAGTAATTCGCAATCCTGGTAACTGGGATGCAGTATATGATAGAGTAGGAGAGATAATTGCTGGAAGTAAGTAGACCTGGAATTGATTTAGAGAATATTACTGACTATGGGCCTTCTAGGTTTATTAAGCTACCCATCTCTAACTATTTGAAATTATTACCGGCGAAGGATCCTATTAGTGGCGATACTAGTAATGTATTTGAACAAATTAATCGTCCACAAATAGCACTAATAAATGCTGTAAATAATCCTAACTATAGATTTATTTGCGCCGCACTATCTCGAAGACTTGGTAAGACTTATATTAGTAATATCATTGGTCAATTAGTACTACTGGTACCTAATTGCAACGTACTGATTATGTCACCTAACTTCAGCTTAAGTAGTATCAGTTTCGAACTACAACGTAAGCTAATACAAAATTTTGATCTAGAAGTAGAACGTGATAACTTAAAGGATAAGGTTATTACTCTAGCAAATGGTAGTGAGATTCGTATGGGATCTGTTACTACAGTAGATAGTAGTGTTGGTCGTTCATATAACTTAATTATATTCGACGAGGCAGCTCTAAGTACAAATGGAGAAGAAGCTTTTAACGTGTCGCTTCGACCTACACTAGATCGCCCAAACAGCAAAGCTATTTTTATTAGTACTCCTCGTGGTAAAATGAATTGGTTTAGTACCTTCTTTGCTAGAGGCTACACAGCTGAGTTTCCAGAATGGATCAGCTTAAAAGCTGACTGGAGTGAAAACCCCCGCATGTCTCCAAAAGACGTTGCGGAAGCTAAAGTTTCTATGAGTAAGGCCGAATTCGAACAAGAATACATGGCTAACTTCAATGTATTCGAGGGTCAGATTTTTGAAGTTAAGCCTGAATACATTGTAGAATATACTCCTGCTGATGGTGACGAGGCTTTAGCTGGTATAGACCCAGGGTATAAAGATCCCACAGCATTTATAGTTATTATATATCAACCTACTACAGATAAGTTTCATATTGTTGATGAGTACTTAGAAAGCGAAGAGAAGACTCCTGCGCATGCAGCTAGATTTAAAGAGTTCATTGCTAAATGGAATATTGATCCTATATTCATCGATGCAGCGGCTGCACAGTTTGCAGGAGACTTAGCATACGTATATGATATTCCAACTATAAAGGCTAAAAAAGATGTCTTACCTGGCATTGCTTATGTACAGGCTCTACTAGAAACTGGAAGACTACTAATTTCTCCAAATTGTACTGAAACACTTGCAGCATTTGATCAATATCAGTGGGATCAACGAGAAACATTAACAAAAGAAAAACCTGAGCATAAATACAGCCACATACCAGATGCTGTTAGATACGCATTATACACATTTACTATATGAAATCCGGAATTTATTGTTTAACATTTAAAAATAATGAGAAATACGTTGGCCGCTCTATATATATAGAGCGCCGACTAGTTGAGCATGCCGAAAAGCTTAAAAAGGGTACTGCGGCAAAACCACTACAGGCAGCGTATAATAAGTATGGATACCCTAATGCAAGGGTACTAATGTACTGTCACAGCGATCACTGTGACTTAATGGAAAGTTATTTTATCTGTAAACTACAACCTGAATTAAATTCAGTTAGTGGTATTGCAGTTACTAGTTCAGAGCTAGATGTACTAGAGCAGCATGCAGAATGGTTACAGTTATCTACTGTAGAACATTTAAATAAAATGATGCAGTATGAGTTAGATATTAGTAACATGCAGAAGTCTTTCGAAAGCGATAAAACTAAGCTAGTGAGAGAAATAAGAAGACTAAATAGCTATATCGATCAAGATAGGGTTGCCGCAGATGTAAAAAATGAGATAGCTGCACTATCAAAAGATAATGACAGTTTAAGAGAAGTGGTAGATGAGTTAGAAGATAAGTTAGCAGAAGAGAGATCTAAAAGCATTTGGAAAAGGATATTTAAATGGTAGTTACTACAGCAAGCAAGCTAATATTAGCAGAGGACGAGGTAAAAGATTTGAGAGAAGACTTAGAGAATATGAAATCGGCCTTTGATACAATAGAAGCTGCTTTTAAATCATTAGCCTCTCTGTACGATAAACAATTTGAAGAACTTGAGAGATTACGAGCAGAAAATGCAACATTAAAATATGATAAGAGCAACCCTTGGTGGAAGTTCTGGTAAAATAAGCCCGCTACGGTGAAAGCCTAGCGGGCTTTTGCATGGAAAAATATACTTGACTTTACTATGCCTAACGTGTAAAATTAGGGCTGGTGTAACTATAACTATAAAATAATATGGCGAAAAATACTGGCAACAATAGAATTCCAGTAAAATGGGTTAGAGATAAAGCTAAGCATGCATATGAAAAGAAAGAATCCTGTCATATCTGTGGAACTTCGGATGACCTAGAGTTACATCATACTCGTTCAATAACAACACTATTAGAGAACTGGGCACACGCAAATAAGTATGATATTTCAACAGACGAAGGAATTCTAGCCGTAAGAGATGAATTTATTGAGCAGCATCATAAAGAGCTTTATGAAGACGTATATACCTTGTGTAATAAACATCACGTTAAATTACATAGTATATACGGAAAAAAGCCAGCTTTATCTACTGCAGATAAACAGAGTCGCTGGGTAGAGTTACAAAAAGAAAAATTTGAGTCTGGTGGTAGTAAGCCTAATTCGCCAATCCTAGGGTCTTTATTTAGTAAATTTACGTGAGGAACCTATGAGTTGGTTAACAGATTTATTTAAAAAAGAAAATCCTGCACAAGAAATAATTTATATGCAGGAAGGTACTTCAATAAGTACTACAGCACAGATTTCGTATGATAAAGCCTTTGCTTTATTAGAGTCAGTTAACCGCGGGGTTAATATGGTAGTCTCCGCCTGCGCTAGTTTAGATTATGACATCAAAGACAGTGTAGTAGAGCCACAGTACCCAGGTATTAGACAAAAAACATTACACAAGCTACTAAACTATAAACCAAATCCTTACCAGTCAGTACAATCTTTTAGAACTAATTTATTTACTGACTTTATATTAGAAGGAAATGCTTTTGCTTATTTTGACGGTGCTTATCTGTATCACTTACCTGCGTGCGAAGTAAAAATAGAAGCAGACCCAAAAACATTTATTAGTCACTATGTTTATGGTAATACTACAATATTTGAACCTAAGGAAATTATTCACTTCAAAGATTTAAGTTCTACTTCTATATATAGAGGTACTAGTAGATTACAGGCCGCACAAAGAAATATCAATATTCTATATAAGATGCAAAACTTCCAGGAGAACTTCTTTGAAAATGGAGCTATACCAGGATTTGCATTAGGTACTGATAATACACTAAGTCAAGTAGCTAAAGATAGAACTGTAGCAAACTGGATGAAGAACTACAGTATTAAGAATGGGGCTAGAAAGCCAATTATTATTGATAGCGGACTAAAGCCTATACAATTATTTACTACTAGCTTTAAAGAATTAGATTTTGATACAAGTATTAAAACTAATAATGTAAAAATTCTAGAAACTATTGGAGTACCACCAGTGCTACTAGATGGTGGTAATCAAGCCAATATTAGCCCAAATCTAAGACTATTTTATCTAGAGACAGTATTGCCAATAGTACGAAAATATGTGTCCTCACTAGAATTATTAACAGGGTATAATATAGAAGCTATCACAAGTACAATAAGTGCGTTACAGCCAGATTTAAAAGATATTGCTGCATATCACGTAGGATTAGTAAACGGAGGTATTACTACAGCTGATGAGGCTAGAGAAGAACTTCGTTATGCTCCTATGAAATCAAATGGTAGTGATGAGCTTAGAGTACCGGCTAATATTGCTGGTTCGGCAACACAACCAAATATTGGTGGTGCTCCTAAAAAGCCAGAACCTAAGCAATTAACTTAAAAAACACATGGTGAAAAATAGGTTTGACATGTGTTTGCCTAAGTAGTATAATAGGATCTGTGAAAAATCACGCCCTAAAAAGAAGAGGAGTAAACAGTTAATGGCTATAAAAAATAAGGTGTTTACCTTAAGCAGTCAATTTACGAAGGAACTTCCCACAGCTGATGAAAAGATTGATAGTATCTTTATTAGCGGGTATGCAAGCGTTAACTCTCCTGATAGGGCTGGCGATGTAGTTCCTAGTAGTGTCTGGGAAAGGGGTATGGAAAACTACAAGAAAAATCCTGTGGTTTTAGCATATCATGACCATGATGATCCAGTGGGTCGAATGGTCGAACATAAAATAGACGAGAAAGGTCTTTGGATTAAAGCGAGAATTTCAGCAGCCGCAGAAGTTTTTAACTTAATTAAAGACGAGGTTTTAACAGCATTTAGTGTTTCATTTAGAGTACTAGATGCTGAATATAATGCAGTAACAGAATTATTTGTTATTAAAGAACTAGAATTAATTGAAATATCTGTTGTATCTGTTCCATGCAATCAAGATACACTGTTTAGCCTGTCTAAGGCATTTGATTCTGCCGAAGACTATAAGTTATTCAAATCGCAATTTGTACCCAAGAGCGAATCAGCTAAAGGGCTAGAATCCTTAACGGAAGCAAAGAGCACAACATCAAAGGAAATTGGAATGGATCCAAAAGAGTTACAAGCAATGTTAGAAGCCGCAGCTGCAAAGGCCGCTGAAGCTACCACAAAAAGTATTATGGAAGCCCAAGTTGCTGCAAAAGCCGCTGCTGAAGCTAAGGCCAAAGAAGAAGCTGAAATGCAAGATCGTATCAACAAGGCGGTTGCAGCAGTTACACCTTCAACAACAGGCGCAGAAAAACTACAAGCTGAAATTGAAGCTCGTTTTGCTAAGCAAGAAGAAAGCACAAAGTCAGTACTAGCTGGTCTAGAAGCTGCTTTAAAAGAGAAAGCAAGTGAACTAGAAGCTCTACAAAAGAGCAAAATGACTTTCAAGGATACAAAGCCTGGTGAAGTTAGTTATGAAGACAAAGAAAAGGCAGTTCTACTAAGTAAAATTACTAGAAAAGATATTGCCGATACCAAATTTGGTCGTGATCTAGTTACTAAATACGCTGGTACTGCTCAACCAGGTACCCACGTTGCATCAGCTACTTGGGAACTTGAAGTATCAACAAACATGGAAGCAGAAATTCGCCGTCGTCTAGTGATGGCGCCTCTATTCCGTAACATTAGTATGCAAACTAATGTAATGACCTTCCCACTAAACCCTGAAGCAGGTGATGCACAGTGGATGGCCAATACAGTATGGGGTACAACAACTTCAGCTGGTAATACAGTAGTACATGCATTAAAAGAAGTTACACTAAATGCCTACAAGGTAGCAACAAACGAATACGTAGCATACGAAGAAGAGGAAGATTCTCTAATCGTTCTACTACCAGTAATTCGTGACGCTATGGTACGTCGTGTAGCTCGTTCAGTAGATAAGGCATTCCTATTAGGTGCCGGTACTGGTGCAGATCCAGTTAAGGGTATCGCAACATACGATGCTACTTCAGCAGTTAATGCAACTAATACGGGTGTAGTAACCGTAGCCAATCTAGTATCACTACGTCGTGATCTAGGTGCTTGGGGTCTAGAGCCACGTGATGTAACTTATGTTGTATCAACAGATGTTTATTACGATCTACTACAAGATACTACATTCCAGACAATGGACAAAGTAGGAGCAGCAGCTACACTATTAACTGGTCAAGTTGGTCAAATCGGATCCAGCCCAGTTCTAGTATCATCAATGTTCCCAACTAAGGCAGGTGGTACTACTACTGCTACTACTAACTACGCAGCTCTAGCAGTTGCAACAGGTAACTTCCTAGTTGGTAATCAGCGTGGTCTACGTTTCGACACTCAAGATCTAGTTGAAACTCAGCGCCGTGTTCTAGTTGCATCACTACGTACAGGTATGGTACAACTAACAACTAACAACGGTTTAGGTTGTTCAGTTCTACGTTGGAGTTAATCTAACTAAGATAAGGGCTTCGGCCCTTATCTTTTCTAATGGTTTGTTAAATCATTAGAAAAGATTTAATATGGAGATAAAATGGGAGCAAATCTAGTAACGTTAGCAGAGTACAAAGCTTATGCTGGTATTACTAGCACTAACTCTGATACTCAAATAAATAATATAATTCCTAAAGCCAGTCAATTAGTTAAGACTATTTGTAGAAGAACTTTTGTAGACTTTGTAAATGATAACAAAGAAGAGTATTTTAGTGGTGGATG